TATCCTTTTGTAGCTTTTCAGCTTTTACTTTTGTCTCAGTTTCTTTAACTTCTGGTACTGTTGGAGCTGCGACTTTCGCCACTGGAGCTTCAACAAGAACAATATCATTAAGAATATTGAGATCATTTTGTACTTGGGACAATAGCCCAATATGTGCCTGAGCGCCAGTTGTACTTGACGCCAGTTTTTCTACCATACGGACTTTAACAGCCTCCATATTAGTAATTGCTTTTTCAACTTTCAGGTTGTTCATCATTATCTTCTTCTTCCTCTTCTAATCCTAGAAATTTAGCATTCTTGCCATAAGTCTCGTAGTTAATCATTTTCTCTTTAACTGATCCGAGGGCTAGAGCTTGCCTATACATGTGTTCTCTCATCTCTTGATCTTCTACAGGGCTTTGAACCCAACGTAGAAATAAGTCAAAGAGAATCTCTCCATACGCTCCATCAAAGAATTCGTCACGCTCTTTTGAAGCGAACTCACCTTTGTAGGAGAATATGTTATGGTAATGCTTCTTCGATTTGTTAGGTTTCCCATTAGTAAAGAGGGGAATGAAGAAGTTTTCTTTTAGGTATTCTTTGATGTCCACGATCAAATCCTTATTTTAGAATGGTGCCATAGCGTCTTCGGCAGAGCCTTTAGCTACTTGTCCCATTCCTTGTCCTTCAGATACTGCTTTAACTTTACCTGCCATGTCAGCAAGTCTTGAGTTGATAGCAGCGTTATTTGCTGGTCCGTACTCTTTGATAAGTTCATAGGCAACAGCAGACATCTGTGAGAAGTCTGGCATCTGTGGTCTAGGAGTCTTACTCTTATCAGCTTCGAGCATGAGCTTAGCCCATTCTTGATAATGTTTATCCATAGCAATAACCAATTGTTTGGCATTGTCTTGCATAGCGTTATCAGCTTGGGTTGAAAGATATCTGGCGTTAGCCTCTTTAGCAAGAATATCATAGTTAGCAATAAGCTCTTTGATATCCATTTCTTTCTTAGCAATAGCATCAGTAGAAGCACGAGCCTCTTCTGCACGTTGAGCAAACTCTGGTGAGTTGTAGTCTTCGATGTAATCCATTGGATCAAGGTCCATAGCTTGAATTGCCATTGAGGCCAGACGAGCATCTGCTTGTTCTCTGATTACAACTCCTCTTCCTTTCTCATTCAACTGACCAAGGATAGCAGCTACATTTCCGTACTTCCGTTCCAAGTTCTCATTGGAGTTCTCTCCGATATTAGCGGATACACCAAAGTGAATTCTTTTAGGAAGGTCAACAATCTCGACTAATTTGTAGAAGCCATCTCTATCGATATAGTTCATCGACTTGGAAGCGTTCTTACGGATTGTCTTGTACACACCACTAACAAGTCTTTCTAGACCTGTCTGGACGTATCTACGGGCGATATGTTGGATTCTCTTCTGAGCAGCACTCTGCACTTGGCCGAGCTTCGCTTCTGAGTTACCGGAAACATAAAGAGTGTCATTCAAACCTTGGGAGGCTTTAGAAAGACCGTTAGCTTGTTCTTTGATCGTCTGCATCTGTTGCAGCAAGGGCACAGTTCCCGGAGAGATATTCTCTGGTTGTAACATTGCCACTGCACCAGTTGGGTTCCCGACAGTTGGAATGATCTGCTTTGGCTTCATGTTCTGAAGAGCAGAGAAATCAACTACGTTGGGATCAGCTAGACGAGGGGAGTAGTTTGTTAGGTAAGTGTTCTCTACAAATCCACGGAGGATTGCAGTAGATGTTAGTGTTGATGGACGAGTAATATCAGCCATAGAAAGGCCGTAGAACTCATAAGGAATTTCGATTGGGCATAGAACAGCGATATTCACTTGTTCTACATATTCTTCTTCGATGATCAGATCACCAGATGTAACGAATCGTTTAAGCTCAGAGATTCCGTCGCCATCACGGTCTACACGCATCCAGCTTTCAATAAGAGTAAAGGTCTGGTTTGCATCGAGTGTAGATTGAATGTCGAACAAAGAAGAATCATTTTGTCCTGTTACAGCTTTACGAACATCCCCATCTAAGTTGTAAGTCTCTTTCTCATCACCTAGCTCATCCCATTTATCAAATTTCTTTTTGAAGAACTTAGGATAGCGCATACGAAGATCAGACTTTGTGAGTCCTTCTTCTGTGATACCTATATAAGAGAAGTCATTAAGGGAGGTTGCGTTACGGTCGATAGTAAAGTTTTCATGTGGGATATTCGTCAGACGAACACCAGCATTGTTTTCTTTCCTACGGATTTTGACATTGACGTAAGTCATAGTCACTTCAGGATTTTCAACATCAGCCAGATTAGTATTTTCTTCGTATTCAAGATCACCGACTACTTCGGCATTCTCGTCGTTCAGAATTTCATCTAGTTTGATTGAGTCAATAGAATCGTACTCATCATATTCATAAGTGTAATCTTCTACCCAATCCCAGCGGATGGCAGCGTTCTTCCACATCAAGGATGCTTTAACCCAAGTGTTCAGCTTTTCCCAACCATTGGACATGGTGAAGATTTCGTGGTTTGTCAAGTCTTCTGCTATCTTAGTCCTACGGACTTCATCAGGTTCTGCAGTAAGTGGCTTGAATTTAGCGATCTTGTTATTGTCAAACAGTAGTTCAGACAAGATCGATGCGTAACCGTCAACGACCTCTGTAGTAGAGGAATCAACGATTGAGGAAACACCCTGAGGTGACAGGTGGCCTTGAGCCATGCCAGCGTATTCAAACGTGGCTTTCTGACGCTCTCTCTGGAGGTCAGCGGACTGTAGGAACGAACCGTTAGATTGCGATCTCAATTGTCCGAGTTCAGCCAGCACCTGTTCGTCACTAACCTTATCTTTATTTGACATTTAATTATCCTTTAATCAACGTATTTACTTTTACCAAACGGATTGGCTTCGATATCTTTTCGTGCCTTATCCGAGTATTCACGATCATACGCGTTCAGATCAAACTCTTCCATAAAACCGTATGGATCATTCTCGTTGATCCGCTTAGTATTAAGCTTCTTCTGATCTTCTATCCATTGTTTTGCATCGCTCATTAGAAATATCCTCCAAATACGGACTTCAATAGTTTACCACCAAAGGAGGTAGGAGCAGGGACATCAAAATCCCCTTTCTTGTATTGAGGATTTGAGTTAGCGACAGGAGCTTGTTCATTCTCAGAAGGTTGAATCACTTGAGGTGACTTCTTCTGCAGTAGAATAGCTGCTGCTTCTTCTCTTTTCTTTCTTCGCATTTCTTTCAAGGCTGCAATCTCGCTTTGATCCTGTGGGATGTTGGCGATATTATCTAAACCGAAAGAACTTAGTAATCCTTGAGTTTCCATCTTCTTCTTCCTCATCTTGATCTTCATCAGAAAGATCGAATGGTTCATCTATATTATTAAGCGCGTCTCTGAACTTAATGGCGTACCCAGCAATAAGCTGAGCTTTATCAGTTCCGTTGATCACTCTACGAGCATTAACGAAGTCAGTCCCGTTCTCATTGATGTACTTACCAAGAGCGGCTCCTGTGAACATACCTTTCTCCATTCCTTCAAATGTGGCAAAAGCATTGATCTCAAGGTCTTCTATAATATCATCTGGTTCGTTTACTAGGTCGATCTCTCTTCCCAGCGCATGAGTAGCTGCAACTGAAATCTTGGCATAGTTCTGTAGCCATGTTAGCATTACCCAACCACGACCATAGAACACTTCATTGCGTCCTCTGATCATCAGTGTAGGAGCGCCATAGTCACGGCCTCGTCCTTTGCCATACTCAGCAAGTGCTTTAAATCGATCTGTTTCTAGATATGCAGTGGCCATAATGTAAGCCAGCTTATCGATGTTGTCCCAGCCTCTACGAGTGTACTCTTCTGCCATGTAGGTCAGAGGAGCTTTCTGGAAGTCAGGTAAGGAACCGTAAAACAATGTACCAGCCACTTCATCAAAAAATCCATTATCTAGTTTCATATCGTTTATCCTATCATTGCTCTCACAATACTTCCGAAGATTCTATCTTTGGCTTGCTGCATTGGAGGGAGTTCTTCAAATGGTACTAGGCAAGGATGAGTCTTAAGAACTGCGTCTTTAACTTCTCCGTATACCCAACCATCATCTATCTTATCTTTAGCCCAATTATTATGAGAGGCTGAGTCATCTGCTTCTTTGTTAGTCATATGAAACAGAACACCACTACGTGCTGACTGTGTCTGCCATTCTGGTGCATCCTTCCAATCTGGTTGGGAGTTATCCCCAAAGGCTTCACATAAAGCTTTGTTAGCTTCGTGACATACTTTAGCAATTTTGTCTACTGACATGTTATTTTCCTTAAATTACGTGGGGTGGTTATTCTCTCTACCGCCACCCCATTCGACTGAGGACATGAGAGATAATAATTAGAGCCATGCAGTATCATTTGAAATATTGTTATTCCAATTACTGTCGAACCCTACTTTTGTGTTAGTCAGCTTATCACCGTGTGACCTATACACTTCTAGGGCGATAGCTAATGCGATTACTGTGTCATCGTGACAGCCGGGAAGAGCCTCTGCTTTACCATTGTTAGAAATGACGAATTCTTTCATCTCTTGGATGACTGTAGCGTCTGGAATCTTTAGATCACGCTCTTTTATAGCGTTTTTCAGTAGTCCGATAATGGCTGGTCTTGTTGCAGAAGTAGTCCGGAATCCAGGTCTTTTGCCCTCTTCATCACTCAGTTTCTGGATATCAGTCTGGTAATAGAGGTTTCGATGCTTCATTTGTGATAGTCTTGCCAGAGTGGCAACACCAATTGAGTTACTTTCTACGGCTAGCAAAGCATTGTTATAGTACCTACTTAGATAAAAGAGTAAATCTCCAAACTTAGTAGGATCAATACGATTATCGCGATAAACCGCACACACATTTCTTTGTTCGTCCATAACGATGGCGACAGAAGAGTCTTGTCCAACTCCGAGAGCGACATCCCCTGAGATAAGGAACTTACCTTCAAAGCTTGGGTACTTGTAGAGTCTGAGTTCGCCGTGGATGTTTTCTTCAAAGAATCCTGATTCATAGTTCATCCTCATATTCTTCTTTGGCACTTCTGCTACCATCTTATTCAAAGTTGGCATGTCAAAGACATTCACACCAGATGCAACAAACGCTTCATCTGCTGTAGCTGGGTATTCCTGCTGGAATTTGATAGAACCTGATTCACCGATCTTGAGTTTACGCCAGTACATCTGAGCGTCATCTAAGTCGTATAGTTCTTTATATTTCTGGTCGTCTTCACTTAGGAAGAAGTCGTCGGGAACGAGATCATTTCTATATTCCTTAGTCATGAACCAAGGTATAAAGATTGGAATATACTCGTTCTCACCTTTCTCTGCTGTCTTCCATAGTCTGTAGAATTCTCCTGAGATACCATTAGCAGTACTCTCTAGGATTACTTCAGTTCCGGGAGCATTAGGAATGCCCTGAAATAGACCAGCCAGAATCTTATCGTCAAAGCCCCAAAAGGCTACTTCGGATAGATGGGCGACTGTTGGAGTGGTCCCTCGTCCCGCTTCGGGGGAACCTGCCGTGTAAAGTCTGTAACCGCGCTTCTCTTCAATTTCTTCTCCTGTCTCTGGATCTTTCTTACGATCTACAAAGATAATTTCTTTAGCGTTACTCTTAGCAATCTCTGGTCTAAACTCAGCTGCCATATTGGAGTGAATATCTTTAGACATAGAGAATAGAGCTTCTGACGTAGCTGAGTCATGGGCCATTACAACAGAACGGGAGAGAGGCATGTAGTCTGTTTTCCAGTACACTCGCCCAGTGCAATAGGTTGAAATACCTTGCTGCCGAGCTTTGAGTACTAATGCTCTTACCTTTCCTGTCTTCTCTAACTGTGCTTCAATCTGTTTATGTATCAGAGCCTGAGCATCATTAAATTCGAATTTGATCATACCCTTGGTAACATCCTTAGGTCTGATCTTAATTTGTTCTTTGGCAAAGGTTTCATAGTCTTTCTTATAGACTTCGTCCTTCTCTCTTTTTCTCTTCTCTTTTGCAAGAGCAAGAATCTTCTTATTGTTATTAGTTGCCATCTTATATCCTATTACACTCTGATCGCCTGTGCACTAAATCGAGGCGAAGTCAAATATGAGTTGCTCACCTACGCGGGAGCATGGGTAACATGAAGACGCTCGTTTAGGACCGCAGTATTGACATCCACATGATACACATTCCATATGCCAGTAATTATTATCTGGGTGTGGATAGCATCTTGTTTCATCTGGGTCAAAGACATTCTTGAATTGCATGTGTGTGTCCTATTGTTATTGGCGAATGTATAAGGAATCGAACCCTAGCTTTCTGGGTTGGAACCAGACGTGATACCACTTCACTATACAAACGTATTGGCTCCGACAAAAGGACTCGAACCTTTATCATCCGGTTAACAGCCGGGTGCTCTGCCATTGAGCTATGAGGGAATAGTCAGAAGGATGTTGTATTCTTCGGACATTGTTTTGGTCAGGGTAGCAGGACTCGAACCTACAACTTCCTCCTTCCAAAGGAGGCACTCTACCAATTGAGTTATACCGAGAAATTTATGTGTAAGGGGCTGTCTTGACAGACACCCTGTAGTATACACTCTGATTACACTCTTATCTTACTCTTATAAAAGAATATAGAAAGGAGTGTTATTAGAGTGTAAACTTAGAGTAATATAAGTAGACTCTCACTTACTCTCTCTATATAGGAGACACCCCCTACATATAGATATTATCGGAGTATTATGTCCTCAAACCACTACATGTTGTGTTTTATGACCCTCTGAAATTTTCTATATTTTTCTACTTCAGATGTCTATATGTAGTATAAATTAGGCCTACCCCCTCTATATATAGCACTCTATTCTGTTTGAGAAATGCATATAAATAAGGATTTCTGTCGAATGTACTATGCACTCATTCCCTGTGGGTACTATATGTAGTATGTGCTTTGCTGGATTGTATAGGCTTATCTATTTGGCAAAGGATAAAGGAGTGTAGATAGAGTGTAGATAGAGTGTGGTCTACCTGTGAGTGTCATCTGATAACGTACGCATGTACTATATGTAGCGTTAAGAGTTGTAATCCTCTTCTCTTATTTGCTAGACAACTCCTGTAGGTCTGTGATTGTAAGAGAGTAAAATATATATATACAAGGCAGTATACCCCTATATACATCGACCACACCCCCTTAACAGTAGTATGCACTCACAAGGGGTGGGGTCTACATATAGTATACGCTCAATCTCCCTTGATCTGATGACACTCCTATTGCACTCAGTGTGTCATCTACTAGGAGGCTGTGACTGTAGATAGCGTGGAGGTTGAGAGGAGAGGGAGTGTGGTGTGAGTGTAGTGGGCAATGGTAGTAGACCACACTCTGACCACCACTGATCACACTCTGACCACCACTGATCACACTCTGACCACCACCTGTCACACTCTAACCAATGCGATGGAGTGTAGCAAATGTAGGGTATACATGTGGCATGCACTCAGCATACACACTGCCCATATGGTACAGCCTGTGTCATGTATGTGGCACTCATGTGTTATCGGTGTGTCACCTAATAAGAAAGAAGAGATACACTCTGATGTCTACTCTTATAACTACTGTTGTATAGATGCTATCGCATCTGGGTATTATGGATGGAAGGGCTAACACTCATGTGTTGTCTCATGCATCATAGGTCACCGAAGGTAGTTACTGCCGACCTGTGCGTCATCCATAACACCGTGTACCACAATACCATGGTCACATATGTCTGGAGGACATCAAATGCAAGTACTATCATTCAACACTGAGACTCTGTCCGATGATGTAATCACTGATCCAATGATCGTTGAGTGCATGTCACAGATCAGAGCCGCTGGTTGGGACGTATCACCTCACGATATGATGCAGTCAATTGATTGGCTGTCACGCTTTGAGCTGTCGATGTGTACAGGTCAGGAGTTGACGATGAAGAACGTAGCATCAGTGCTATGGTCATACGCTGAGAAGCCATACACTGGTGACACTCAGTCAATCAAACTAGGAACGGAGATCCCATTCTAATGCTACACTCTGATCACCTCGAACTACGTGCTGCCCAACGATGGGCTGAACTCTACGAACTCGACTTTCTTGATCAAGATGGTTGGGTACAGCATGAGAAGTCACCTTGGATGAAGCCTTGGTGTAAATTCTTAGGCCAATGTACAAAGGAAGAACTCACCCGTATACACAAGCTGTCAAGTGTCCCATATGACTATATGTTCGACTGTTTGTTCAACCTGTTTATATCAGATGCAGGGTATGGACCAGACGGTCGTTCATTAGATAAAATACCCGATGAGTATGATGTTATCGATGATGATGACCAACTCACTCTTAACCTCTCTTGAAAGGAGAACGTTATGTCTAAGCAATTGGTAGCTAAGTGTAAATCATTCTATGGATCACAGATTGAAGTGTGGTCTGAGGATGGTGTGATTGTAAGAGAAGAGAGTCATCCATGTGATGGCTTTCTTATGCATGTTTATGAGGATGGTATCCTTATATCAACTGAAGAGTATGATGACGGTGATCCAATGCAGGAAATATCTGAAGAGATTGCATTAGGCTTCATCTATCCCTAATCTCGCTAGCGCGAGTGGGAGTTATGGATGTATGGTCCGATTGAGGTCAGAGTTACATTAAATTGTGAGTGGCACTCAATCCGATCATCACCTGACTCGGCCTTGTACGAGTATAAATAGACAT